CTTTCTCCAATGCAATTTACCTTGCATTTCTATTAAATCAATATTATACGCTTGTAAAAAAGAAGCAAAAATATAGTCTGAATCGTATTTCAAACTATATAATTGCTCCTGTTCTTCTTCTATTTCCTTAACTGGCATAGGGTTGCCAGCTAAATCATATTCTACTGAATTAAATTCCTCATTCTTGATATGCTCTTTTATAACTTCATCTAAAAATAAAACTACGTCCTCAATTGAGTATTTCTCAAATGATTCACCTGTTAACATTAATAAGGCAAAGTGTGGTTTCTGATAATCTTCAAGATCACTAGAATTAAGCATATCAAACAACCTAATTACATTATCGAAGCTAAGATTAAGCTTATAAACTTCACTACCAACGATTAATTCATCTTCTAATTTGTAAGCTAAATTAAGCATGGTCAACATCTAGATACTTGATATATTTATCTACAGTCATTGAATTTTCCATCTCATCAGCAATACCTTTAATCGTTTGAACTGCTGCTAAAAATGTAGGAATACATGATCTACCACATACATCATATACTCGGTTAAATGTATCCTCATCAAATAATTTCACCCATAAGTCTTTCGCTAAATCTTTAACAGTTTTTAAATCTGAAGTAGTTCCACTCAGATTTGATAATTTTTCTTGTAATTCTTTAGCGTAATCTTTTAATTCTGCTAATTTTAATATATTTTCATCACTCACTACAAATCTTAATTCAAACTCTCCAAAATCAACTGGAATTGTATTTTCAAATTTCTTAATTACTACCATGCTTAAATCCTCCTAAATTATGCTACTGCTGTTTGTTTTGGCAACGTTGCCCATTTAATCGTACATTCAAAGTTTTCAAAGTCGCTTGCGTCACCGTCTCCAGCTTTTATCTTAGAAACAATTGCTACTGCTTCCCACGCTGTCTTACCGTCTGAAGACACTACTTTGAACCATACTTTTCTATCGTCACCAACTTTATATCTAAGGTCAGCGATTAGTTTCTGTGCTTCATCTTCTACATCGAAGTTCCCCTCAAATGAGAAACCAGCTTTTACTGATTTTACAGTTTCCTCAGGTGTACCATCTCCGTCATACCATGCTATATCGTCAGTATCCTCATCTGTTTCATCGTTTACTGTCTTAATATATTTAGCTAACAGTTTGTACTGTTCTTTTGTTGGTGCTGTTGTTGCACTTTCTTTATTGAAAGGTGCTACAAAATGCTTTCTCAATGCGTTCTTTTGTCTAGCCATTTAATAAATCTCCTTCTATTTCAATTTTTGCTACTATACGTAACGTATATATAAAATAATCTTGCTCATCACGTCCATTGACTGCAGGCTTTCCAACCTCTAGTCCTAAGAAGCGATAAGTGTTGTTTGCACTAGGTAATTGCAAATTAAATTCAGATAGTGCGGTGTGGATAGTCCACAAGATAGAGTTAGCCTTTTGATTATCCATACACTTAATGGCAATTTCAAAAGGTAAACTTATTTCTTGCGTTCCATCCATAAATAACCGCTCTACCTTACCACCTGCAATTAAATTAACCACTAAATCATCTGATTCAATGAAATAATCTAATCTAGCTACAAGTGGCAAATTTAAAGAATTAATATAATCACAAAGCACGTCTTGAAAATCAATGTTATTAATCATCTTATTCCTAATCCTTTCTTAGCTACTTCTTCCCAATTTTTCATGTTGCTGTTTGAAGCTTTTTCAGTCCATTTGCTACCAGTATCAGGAGTTGTATATTTTTTAAAAGTAACAATTCCATTTGTTCCAAAGAATTGCGCTCTAGCATAAACTTTATTCCACGATACTGAATCTTTGCTAGCACGTCCACTACCTCGTAAATAATCCTTACCGTCACTTGGCACATAATTTTCACTATCCATCAACACTTGATTAGCTACAGCACTTCTTGCTAACATGACATTACCCGGACCAAATTTCTTTTCTAATGGTGTCAAATCATATTGTACTTTTAGTGACATCTAAATCACCGTTAACTCATAAGAGAATACTTTATTTCCTAAATAATTAGTTTCAAAACTAATTACCTTGTATTCTCCGTGTTGATCTTTAATGTTAGCTTGTAACCAGCTATCATCAACAACAACATTATTAAATTTAGGATAAATAAATAAGGTTCCTGATTTGTTCCTTGTGATATTTGTTAAGCTTTGCGTGTTTGTAGTCTTATCTAAAGAACTTCTATCAAACCGAACGAATTTTATTTCAAACGGTTCTTTAAAAGTGATCTTCCCCCATTTGTCTTTCTCACCTGCTAAACTTACAGTTACAATATCAGTTAAAAGTCGTTTATCTATCATAGCAAACACCTCTATATCCGAACCCTACGCTTTTAAGTAAGTTCATAGTGTCTAACGCTAAATTATACTTACTAGCTTCAATTTTAGCTGGACTACTTCCACTACTGCCATAATTAACAGTAGTTCTTCCAATACTCAAACTACCTAAAGAATGTTTATCTTCAGCTGTAAGTATTCCAGTTTCATTTAAGTAGCGTATTTGATTAGCAATAGCAAGCTTCACAACTTTCTTACGTAGTGGGAAATCATCTTCTAAATTATTATTTTGATAGAAGTAGTTAGTATATAAGTCTACTGCCATTTCTGCCTTTAGTTTTAATTCTGAAAATTCTTCAATCTCTGCAAAACCTAATTCTTTATATTCTTCTAAAGTTAAATAACTCATTTTTTAACCTCCTAAAAAGAGGCTGAATTACTCAACCTCTTTAGTTTCTTTTTTTTCTTCTGCTGGAGCAGGTGTTGAAGTTACTTCCACTTTAACTTCTTCTTTTACTTCTTCTTTTACTTCTTCAAGATTAGTTAAAGCTCCCTCACCTAATGATTTTAAAATTTCTTCAGCACGTTTTACTGTGATATCTAGTTCTGTACCTTTAGGCACTTGTTCGTAAGTGTCTTTATCTGTAAAATCTACATTTACTAAGTATTTAACCATAGTTATTTCCCCCTATTATGCTAATGGTGTAGTGCTTGTTACTTTAATAATTGCTTTCTTGTTATCATCAAGAACGAATGTACCACCTTTAGCAGCAGCCTGAAGTTTAACTCCGTCAAAGTCTTCAGCTTCTACAGTTCTAGCAGTTTCAATTCCGATGAATGGAATTACAATTCCATCTGGTGAGAAGATAGCCACAACATTATTTTCAAAGTATTGTTCAGGCACCACAATTAATTCAATGTTTTTATATTTTAATAAACCGTTAGAATCTAAATTTATATTTGAACCTTTTGATTTGTTTGTTGAAGCCATATCAATAATAGCATTATAAACTTGAGCTCTTACATAACATTTAATTGGTGCATTGATTTCAGTATTAACCACGTAAACATTAACTTGGTTAAATAGTTTCTGAATACTAGCTTCATCAAGTTTAGCAAGCTCTTTTGTTTCTCCTGCATTTGTTGATAAGAATTTTCCGATTCTCTTGTTAATTGCTCTAGTTTGTGCTTCTGAGTGTAATCTTAAACGGTCTGCTACTGCTGCGTTTAAATCGTTGTTAACTGTGTAACGGTCAATCCCCTCATGGATTGCTAGTGAGTAATCATAGTTTACTTCTGCGTCTGTGTAGATTACTTCTTTTAATTCACCAAAACGGCTTCCTGTTCCTGTTCCTGCCCCGAATACTTTTGTTGAATCAGCATTGTAAGTTCCTACAACTACTGGCGTATTGTTAGTTTTAACCATGAAAGCCTTAGTGTTATGTTGAACACCATCTAACGTTTGAATAGGTGCTAACGCTCCTGCAAATGCCTTTTGCACACCGAAAATTGTAGATAACACTTTAGTATATTGCGGTGTATAAACTCTTACTGGTAAATTATTATTGTTTGTTGTCATATTTTAAAATTCCTTTCTTTATTTCGTATATTGATCTATTACTGCTTGGAACGGGTCAACACCTGCTGTTCCGTTCCCATTAGGATTGCCACCAACTGTAATTTGAGGTGTAGTTGGTTGTTGTTCTTGTTCAAATAAGAAAGGTTTGCTTTCTTTCAATGAATTAACCACCTCATCAAGTTTAGGTTTCCCATCTTCTCCTAACTCAACCTTATCAACATCGATAAGTTTCATTAGAACGTCGCTATCGTGTGCCTTAACATCTTTTAGTGCCAAAGCAATAGCATTTGTTTTATTAATTTGTGCCAACTTATTATCACTATCTACTTTGAATTGGTTGTATTCTTCTTGTAATTTTTCTAAAGCCTGTTTAACCTCTGAATTAGCATCATTACTTTTAGTTAAATCTTCAAGTTTAGTTTTTTGTGATTCAAGTTGTGCTTTTAATGTGTCGTTCTCAGCAGTTTGTTCTAACTTCGCTTGTTGCTTCGCTTTCTCTAATCCTGCACCGTACGCTTGCATGATTTTATCAATTGCATCCTTATCAGTTACTCCTGCTTCGACTAACATATCTCTTTTTAAGCTCATAAATTTAAGCTCCTTTCGTTTTACGTCCTGTAGACTGAATTTTTAGCACTATTACACCGTGCAAGGCATAAAAAAATAAGCCTTTTAACGTCATACTTAGGACGAATGATTAGTATTTTCTGATAACAACTGGATTCTTTTCTATAAGGTTCTTTCTACCAGCCTTTAAAGTCTTTTCTCTTAACTTTAATTTAGCTTGTAGTTCGTTATCTTGTAATTCTTTAGCTAATCTTTGCTTATCTTTATTTATTTTTATTTCACGGTCAAAAGCTTTTAACCTTGCTTTATCAAGAGCATTTTGTTTAGCTTGTTCTTCAGTTAGATTCTCTAAATATTCTGGTAATTCTGGCTTGTAATTCACACCAACAACAAACGGTGTCAGATAGTGTCCACAGTTTATCCCTAAGCAACCTCCTGGGCTTCCATATCCATAATCTGGAAGACTTAACACCCGTTCACCGTTAATAGTTCTTGCAACTCCTTTAGTTACTATTTGATGCTGCAATGGTGCACATAATTCTCTAGCACTAGACTTAGCACTGTAATAATAAGTGTCTACTCCTAATTCATCAGCTGACCTTTCACGCATTTCTCTATATACTCTGAAACTAGTAGTTCGTATTACTGTTTGTGCGTAACGTTCTACTGTCCACGTCTTACCGCCTCTATCTTTAAAAGCGGTAAAACCTCTCTCATACATCTTTAAAACAGCTTCTGACAATGCTTTTTTATCTGACTTAGTACCAGCTACAACACTTGCCACTGCACTTTCTAAAGTCTGTTTATAGTTCTTCTGTAGTGCCTTAGGTAATGTAGTATTGATTAAATTGTTAACCTCAAACATTGTTTGCTTAGCTAATGAATTTAAGCTATCCTGAACTAAATAATTGGGTTGTGCGTTAGTCTTCAA